ACTTGACTGCCCTCGTGCTGTGTCTACTACCACAGGTGCTGGTACTCCAACTTCTGTCAACATTACTGTTTCTGGTTACGACTACTACGGTCAAGCCATGAGCGAGGTAATTGCAACAGGAACGGTGGCATCAACAACTGTCAGTGGTAAGAAGGCCTTCTACCAAATTTCTAGCGTTACTGCTTCCGGTGGAAGCGTCGTAACCGTCGCGGTTGGAACAACCGACATCTTGGGTGCACCGTTGCGCATCACTGATCGGGGCTACGTCACCCGCGCTGGCTGGGACAATACTTTGGCTGAAGATGCTGGCACCATGACTGTTGCCGCTACCGCTACGGCAACTACCACAACTGGTGATGTGAGAGGTACTTTTTTACCCTCATCCGCTTGTGACGGTATCAAGCGTCTTGTGATGGGAATAGCCCTGCCAGCAATTGCCGCAGGTCCAAATGCAACCCGTGTTGGCGCTCTTGGCGTCACGCAAGCATAAGGAGAACAGTATGAGTGAATTTAAACCAATGGTGAAGATGGAGACTACTGAGCCTTCAGTTATTCTGAAGCTCAAAAAGGGTGGTCACGTGAACATGAAAAAAGACGGCGGTAAAGCCGAAAGCGGTCACAAGCGCATGTCTGACGGGGGTATGATGGACTCGATTGACCGCTCCTCCATGGGCGCTCGTCCTGCTATGTCTATATCACCCATGGCTCGCGCTATGGCTGCTCGCAAGAAACCAATGATCGCACCTCCTCGCGCCCAGATGGGTATGAAAAAAGGCGGTATGGCTGAAGGCGGTAAGATGGATGAAGCGCAAGACAAAGCCATGATCAAGAAAGCCTTTAAACAGCACGATATGCAAGAGCATAAAGGCGACAAGGGCACTTCATTGAAGCTAAAGACTGGCGGCATTTCCAAGTCTACAAAACCAGGCAACTACATGACTGGTGGCGTGGTCAATGGTCAAGCTGGCTTTAAGGACGGCGGCACCATCAAGTCTACCAAGGGTGAGACAATGATGCGAACAGCTAAACCCGACAACAACTCAGCCCCTACGGGTGATGTTAAAATGGGCAATGCTGGCGGCTTCAAAAAAGGTGGTGCCGCAAAAAAGCCCTTCGCTACGGGGGGAGCTGTTAATAACAGCGGCCACGCCGTAGCAATGCCTCAAGGAGCCAAAAAGCCTAGCGCACCCGTAAGTATTGATCGCCTATCTGGGACTTTCAAAACTGGCGGCAAAGTGAAGGTAGTTTGTTGAAAGCGAGTGGGGGCTTCGGCTCCCACTTTTAATTGGAGAACTGAATGACTATTACGGCTACATCACAGACATTGTTTGATGGCGAACGGGTCGCCATTATGAAGTTTTACGCAACTATGAGCACGACTGAGAATGAGTCTGCAGTTGCAAAAGTTACTCCCGCAAATTTGTTGCCATCTGCGGCTGGTGGCGCTTGCGATGCTGTGAGTATTTTAAAATGTACAGCAATGACGCACGGTTTAGAAGTTCAAATGAATTGGAAAGCAAGCACGCCAGTTGTTATTGAAATTATTCCACCTAATACAAATTACACCCAAGATTATTCAAGTTTTGGTGGTTTGTGGAACAACGCAGGTACTGGTAAAGATGGTGTGATTACTTTTACCACTTTAGATGGCTCTGCTGGAGATGCGTACACGGTCATCCTTGAAATGCAAAAGCACTACGTCAACCCTGTGACCTAATCATGCCAAGCAAATCACCTGCTCAACATCGTTTGATGGAAGCCGCCGCTCACACTAAGGGCGGCTTTGGAGGTGTTCCTCAAAAAGTTGGTAAAGAGTTTGCTAAGGCTGACAAAGGTAAACAATTTAAAGAAGGCGGTCTGTATGACAACATTCATGCAAAGCGTAAAAGAATCGCTGAAGGCTCTGGTGAAACGATGCGAAAACCAGGTAGCAAAGGTGCGCCAACGGCTAAAGACTTCAGAGACTCAGCAAAAACCGCCAAACTGAAAAAAGGCGGCGAAGTCAGCCTTAGTATCAAACGCGGCGAAGCGCTGCCTGCGTCCAAGGGAGCAGGGCTGACTGAAAAAGGGCGTAAAAAATACAACGCAGCAACAGGCTCTAACCTGAAAGCCCCTCAACCTGAGGGCGGTCCTAGGCGTGATTCGTTCTGCGCTAGAATGGGTCCTGTTGCAGAGAAGAGTGAAAAAGGTAGCCGCGCTCGCGCTTCTATGCAGCGGTGGAACTGTCCTGGGTGGTGATGTATGAGTACTAGCGGAACCTTTGGCCAAACGACGATCAATGTACAAAAGTTGATCGACCACGGCGCACGTAGATGTAGTAAGTTAGCAGAAGAGTTAACATCAGAGCAACAACTTTCTGCTAGAGAGTCTTTATACTTTTTGTTGTCTAATTTAGCAAATAAAGGTATACAGTACTGGGCTATAAGCAAAGCTGTAATAGGGCTAACCGCGAACAAGTATATCTATACTTTGCCCGTAGGCGCTGTTGATGCGCTTAACGTGCTGTATAGGCGAATGGCTAGACCGAGCGGGAGTTATACTTCATCTGCAGGGGGTACGGTAGCAAATGTCTACGATGGAGATGTAAGTACTTTTTGTCAACAAACTTCAGCAAACGGCAACATAGCTGTTAACTATGGTACAACTAGCCCTGTTTATGCGGGTTCTATCGGGTTTTTACCTTATGTATCCGGCGGCGGATCAGCGAGTTGGACAATCACACTAGAATACTCTACAGACAACTCCACATGGAGCACGCTTGATAGTCTTGGAACTATTACGGTGACGGACAATCAATGGGTGTGGACGGATATCGATCCTGGCCAGTCTGTGGCCTACTATAGAATCCGTATCTCTGGAGGTGCCACGCTCGCTTTGCGTGAGTTTTATGTAGGCAACAACTCGACAGAGATACAGATGGCAAGGTTGAATCGTGACGACTACACCAACCTTCCTAACAAAAACTTCACAGCAAATCAGCCTTTTCAGTTTTGGTTTGATCGTACAATTCCTCAGCCTACATTATACTTGTGGCCTACACCCTCGGACGCTTTCGTGCAGATGACCGTTTGGTATAATCGCCAGATAGAGGATGTTGGAGCGTTGACTGATGAGTTAGAAATACCGCAGCGGTGGTACTTGGCAGTGCAATCTATGCTAGCGCATCAGATGAGCCTAGAGTTGCCCGGAGTTGATTTGCAGCGCGTCCAATATCTTGAGCAGCAAGCCGAGAAATATCTCTATCAGGCTGAGCAAGAAGAACGTGACAAATCTCCTATCTACTGGGCACCGAATATTAGCGTATACACTAGATAATCAGGTTAAAATAACGGCATGCCACGTTTTCTAGACACTATTGGAAACTCTGACATCGCCATAGCAGTATGCGACCGATGCAAGATGAAGCGTGCACACTCGGTTATGCGTTCTGATCCAAATTCTCCTGGCCTCCAAGTCTGTGATCAAGGGTGCGCAGATCAGTTAGATCCGTATAGGTTACCGGCTAGACAGACTGAGCGAATAACTTTGCGGTTTCCTCGTCCCGATGTCAGCGTTGATGCGGGTGATAATTATTTGATTACAGGTGGAGCAAACGAACTTCAGATTTCGACGCAAGGCAATACTCAAACGCCAACGAAGACTGGAAATCTGGATACTATCGCTCCAAACCCCCCTGATAACACGAGTACATAATGTCAGCACAAGTAACCATCGCACAATTACCCTCGGCTGGCGCTATCACGGGAACCGAGTTGGTTCCTGTTGTTCAGAACGGCGTAACGGTACAGACGACGACTGCCGCGCTTGCTGGTTCTCCAGTTCAGACGCAGACGTTCATAACAAAGAACCAAGAGCCAACCCTAGCTAATAGCCGCTCTTTATCCAACGGTACTGGTATAGGGCTTGTTGACGGTGGAGCGCAGTCTACACTTTCCATTACGTTAAACGCAGCTTCTGGAAGCCTAGAGTCAGCCTCTAACGGGATGATCGCTAAGACTGCGAGCAACGCTGTGGTGGCAAGAACGATGACCTCGTCAACAACGGGATTGTCAGTCACTAATGGAGACGGAGTCGCGGGTGCGCCAGCCTTTGCGCTTACTGGGGTTGCCTTGGCTGTGGCTGGGGCGACGGGTACGGGAGCTTTGGCGTTAACTGGCCCAACCACAGTCTCGACTAGAACGATACTTGGGACAACAAGCCAAATCGCCGTGACTGATGGTAACTTCGCTAACTCGCCAGTTATTGCGATTGCAAGTGACCCGATAGTTCCTGGCACGGGGGGTATTGTCATCCCCGCAGGAACCACTGGGCAACGTGGATCAGCTACGTTAGGAAATATTCGTTACAACTCAACGACGGGTTTGTTTGAAGGCTACAACGGTGCTTGGACTGCGTTTGCATCAGGTTCTGGCGTTACGTCTGTAGCTACGGGAACTGGGCTGACTGGTGGCCCAATCACTTCGACTGGAACGATCAGTATTGATGTGACTGGCGTTGCGGCGGCTACCTACGGTTCGTCGTCAGTAGTTCCTGTCATTGACGTGAACGCACAGGGGCAGATCACAAGCGCAACAAACACAACAATTAACGCTGTAACGCTGACGACGGGTACGATTTCAACAACACCTTCGGGTTCAACCGACATTGCAAACAAGGCATATGTCGATACAGTTGCGCAGGGATTGGACACCAAAGCAAGTGTGGTAGCTGGCACTACGGCAAACATCACCTTGAGCGGCACCCAAACAATTGATGGGATAGCTCTGGTTTCTGGTGATCGTGTGTTGGTGAAGAATCAAACATTGCCCGCAAACAATGGACTTTACCTTTGTGCGGCGGGGGCGTGGACAAGAACCACGGACATGGATACTTGGGCTGAGGTGCCGGGAGCTTATGTCTTCGTAGAAACTGGCTCTACCCTTGCTGACACGGGTTGGGTTTGCACATCTGATGCTGGCGGCACGATTGGTGTTACTGCCATCACATGGGCGCAGTTCTCAGGCGCTGGCTCTGGCGTAAGTTCAATTACTTTTGGCTCTACTGGATTGACTCCAGCAACGGCGACTACAGGTGCTGTGACTGTTGCAGGAACTTTGGCTGTTGCGAACGGTGGAACAAATATAACGAGTTATGCAGTTGGCGACCTTATCTACGCAAGTACCACGGGCGTATTGTCAAAGTTAGCTGATGTAGCTACAGGCAATGCTTTAATTTCTGGTGGTGTAGGTACAGCACCTAGCTACGGCAAAATTGGTCTTACCACTCATGTCAGCGGAACGCTCCCAATTGCTAACGGCGGTACTAATGGAACGGCGACGCCAACAGCTAACGGGATTACTTACGGCACTGGGACGACGATCGCTTATACGGCGGCTGGAACTACTGGACAAGTATTGACCGCAACAACAAGCGGCGCACCGACTTGGGCAAACCCTGCAACAAATGGTACTGTGACTTCAGTTAGTTTTACTGGCGGCATCATTACGGTTGCTACTGCTACATCGACTCCAGCGTTTACGGTTGCTGGAACAAGCGGTGGAATACCTTACTTCAGCAGTACATCAACTTGGGCGACATCTGCGCTGTTGGCGGCAAACGCTTTAATGATTGGCGGCGGTGCTGGAGTTGCTCCAAGCACTACGACTACTGGGACAGGCGTTGTAACGGCTCTAGGGGTCAATACAGGCTCGTCAGGGGCATTCGTAGTCAATGGCGGCGCATTAGGTACACCATCAAGCGGTACAGTGACTAACCTAACAGGCACAGCATCGATTAACATTAACGGAACTGTTGGTGCTACAACAACGAACACGGGCGCGTTTACTACTGTAGCCGCAACAACAGTGACTGCAACAACTGGCATCTTCGGAGGAACATTCTAATGGCGGCTACAAACTTTACCCCTATTTCGCTGTACTACAGCACGACTGCGGCGGCTGTGCCGTCTGCTGGTAACCTTGTTGCTGGTGAGTTAGCACTTAACACGCTTGATGAAAAGCTGTACTTTAAGAACAGTTCAGGTACTGTTAAGTTACTAGCAAGCAATGCAGTTACCGCTCCTGTTACGACAATCACATTTGGCACTACAGGTTTAACACCTGCAACCGCTACGTCTGGCGCGGTTACTGTTGCTGGCACATTAGCCCCTGCTAATGGCGGTACGGGCGTATCAAACAATGCGGCAATGACAGTTACAGGTTCAGGCAACTTTGCCTATACACGAACATTGACTGGCACAACAAACGTCACGTTTCCCACAACGGGAACATTGGCTACTTTGGCGGGTACAGAGACTTTTACCAACAAGACCCTGACAACGCCAATTATTGCAAGCATTAGCAATACTGGCACATTGACGCTACCAACAAGCACAGACACCTTAGTGGGCAGAGCAACAACCGACACTCTGACAAACAAGACGCTGACAAACCCCACAGTTACGGCATACTTAGAGACTGCGCCAGCGATTGTCAATTCTTCTACAAGCCAAACAATTGCACTTGCAAGCGGCACAGTGCTTAGTTACACATTGACAGGTAACTGCACTTTCACGATGCCGACAGCCACTTCAGGCACATCATTTATTGTGAGACTGATTCAGGATGCAACGGGTTCACGCACGGCAACCTTTACTTCAGTTAAATGGCCAGCGGGAACTGCCCCAACAATAACAACTACAGCCTCAACTGGCGTGGACATACTTACATTTGTGTGCGTTGCCAGCGTTTGGTACGGCACATACGCACAGGCGTTTGCATAATGTTTGCGGCTAAAGACACATTGCTAACCCGCCCTAATGCTGGCGGCTATCAAATCTCACGCAGTTTGCGTTTTAACAGCGCGGACAATCCATATCTGACTAGGTCTTTTGGTACAAGCACTAGCGACCAAATAATGACGTTTTCTTTTTGGTGTAAATTAAGTAATTTGGGTGCTGTTAATGAAATTATTGGTACAAATAGGGCTTATTCAACAAGAATTGAATTTGGGTCTGGTGCCGATTTAGATGTCTACGTTGGTAGTCCATCTACATCTGCTGGTTCTTTTGTTTGGGCAACTACTTCCTTGTATCGTGATCCGTCGGCTTGGTATCACGTTGTTTGTGCAATTGACACAACTCAAGCAACTGCCACAAATAGGGTAAAACTTTGGGTCAATGGGGTTCAAATAACTGCTTTTGGGACTCAGCAAACTATTACCCAAAACATCAATGTAGGGTTTAGCTCTAATACGGGTGTTCGTATTGGATATGCCCCTTCTGATGGTTCTCTAGGTGCATACCTTACAGAATTTTATTATGTTGATGGTCAAGGCTTAACACCATCATCATTTGGTGCAACAAACACAACCACTGGGGTTTGGGGGCCAAAAACATACGCAGGCACATACGGTAATAATGGTTTCTATCTGAACTTCTCAGACAACAGCAACACCACAGCCGCTACATTAGGTAAGGACTACTCAGGTAACGGCAACAACTTTACACCTAATAACTTCAGCGTGACTGCGGGTGCGGGTAATGACTCTTTTGTAGATACACCAACATTGTATGGAACTGATACTGGTGTGGGTGGTGAGGTGCGGGGGAATTACGCTACGTTAAATCCGCTTCAATTTGCTGGAACAAACGGAAATAACCCTGTTGATGGAAATTTAGTAGTTAACGACAATCCTAGTTCAAATCCAACAAAAGCATTTAGTTCAACAATTGCGGTTACAACTGGAAAGTTTTATGCTGAGTTTTTTATTTCAGCGACAACTTATATTCAAATTGCGGCGGCTGATGTAAGCACTTGGACTACTACATACGGTAGTGGATTATTGTATGGAAGTGGAACTATTTCTTGGGATGTATCTCAGTTAAAGTATTACATCAACTCTACAGGTAGCACCGCAACTGGTGTGAGTGGTGCATCTAGTGATGTTTTGCAAATAGCTTTTGATGCAGATACTAGAAAAGTTTGGTTCGGTAGAAACAACACTTGGAATGCAAGCGGAAATCCGTCTGGTGGAACAAATGAAATTGGAACTGTAGCTGGAACAGGAGCATTAGTATTTGTAGTAAGGTCAGAAAATATGAACGTTACTTGCAACTTTGGTCAACGCCCATTTGCCTACACAGCCCCAAGTGGCTTCAAAGCACTTTGCACACAGAACTTGCCAACGCCTACGATTGGGGCGACAAGTGCAACTTTGGCTAATAAATATTTTGATGCAACGCTTTATACAGGTGATGGTGCAACAAATCCATCTAGTCAAGCCATAGTCAATGCTGGTGGATTTCAACCTGATTTTGTATGGATTAAATCAAGGTCAAATGCTTATCCTAATTTTGTTTGGGATGTAATACGTGGTGTTGCAAACGATGCTTATTTGGTTACAAATTCAACCGCCGCAGAAAACTTAGACGTAACTGGCAATCAATTATCAAGTTTTAATAGCAATGGCTTTTCTGTACAAAATACAACTGGCGGACTTAGCGTAGGAACAAATAACAGCGGTTCTACATTTGTTGGATGGCAATGGAAGGGCGGTGGTACTGGTGTATCCAACACATCAGGCTCTATCACTTCAACAGTAAGCGCAAGCACTACAAGCGGGTTTAGTGTGGTGACTTGGACTAACCCCGCATCAGGTGTATTTACATTTGGTCACGGTTTGGGTGTTGCGCCATCAATGGTATTATTTAAAGACAGGCCAAATGTTCTTGGGTGGACTGTATATCACATAGGAATTGGCAATACAGGCGCAGTGTTTTTAAATACCGATGGTGGTGTAAGTACCTCATCAGGATACTTTAACAACACATCACCAACCTCAACAGTTGTTACTGCTAATCAAGCAGGTGTTGGTAACGCTAACGCAAACATGGTTGCGTACTGCTTTGCACCAATAGCAGGGTATTCTGCGTTTGGTTCTTACACGGCAAATGGTTCTACTGATGGCCCATTTGTGTTCACGGGATTTAGACCTGCTTGGATATTATTTAAAGGTGCAGGTGCTGGAACAAACTGGTTTTTATTTGACTCAAAAAGAAGTACCTATAACATTGTAGGTAATCTGTTGTATCCAAATGGCGCTAATGCAGAAAATACAGCGGGGACTTATTTAGACTTTTTGTCCAATGGTTTCAAAATTAGAACTACATCAGGGGATTTAAATTCTAGTGGAACATATACATACGCCGCATTTGCTGAAAACCCATTCAAATATTCCCTTGCACGATAGGACTCAATATGTACACACTAAACGGCAGAACACTAAACCCTGACGAGGGGTTTCAGCACGAGGGTACAAGCTACCCACAGAATTGGCTACGCCTGACAAGCCTAGAGGAAAAGCAAGCCATTGGCATTGTAGAAACGCCTGATGTTGTTGCACCTTGGTATGACCAGCGCTTTTATTGGGGCGTAGACAATCCCAAACTCTTGAACGACAGAGAAGAGTCTGACGAGCAAGGCAACCCCATGTATGTGCAAGTCTTTGATGCCACAGCGGGTGAGCATGGTGCAATGGTCAACTCCACAGAACGCCTAGTGACAAGGGGCATGAAGCATCAATGGATTGCTCAGTTTAAACAGACGGCAAACTCAATGTTGGCTCAGACCGATTGGGTTGTAACAAGAAAAGCCGAGAGAAACGTAGACATCCCCGCTGACATTGCGGCTAAACGTGCGGCTGTGGTTGCTGAGTGCGCAAGGCTTGAGGCGGCTATTACTGCGGCTTCAGATGTACCCGCTTTGATTGCAGTCATTGGTACAGCTAGCTGGGGCTAAAAATGGACATCAAGTTATCAGTCAACACAGTCAATCAGATTCTTGGTTACTTGGGTTCACGCCCATATCAAGAAGTTTTTCAATTGATTGAAGTTATTCAAAAAGAAGCCGCTAAACTTGCTGAAACTCCAAAGGTAGAAGATGGAACAAGTGGAGACTAAGCTCGCTGTGCACGAAGCGGTATGCGCTGAACGCTACCGTTCGATCGAAGATAAGCTCGATCGGGGTAAAGAGCGGATGAAGACCGTCGAGTACTTGTTGTACATACTGCTTGCGGCGGTGCTTTTTGGTCCTGGGGTGGCTGGCGAGTTTGTAAAGAAGTTATTGGGTATTTAACTAGAGACTAACATGACATATGCGCTGGCTCATACTGTTACTGCTGTTAGGGCTAGTTGGGGCCGTAGCCAAGAATGGCTGTCATGTCAGAGAATTCTATGGGATTGGCTTTACCATTCACAACCCGTCCGAGCGCCATCAACAAATGATTGCGTGGCTAAAGAACAATGCGCCACACTGCAAAGCAGAAGATTATGTAGTGATATGGAACAACCTGCCTTCATGGGCGGGTACGGCAGACTCAGCGGAAACCAGAGCGTTAGTTCTGCAAGGTTATGAAGAAGCGATTAAACGTGAAAAGAAATGATCCCGCCTATACACAAGTGGTATCCAATGTTGGATGTCGCCGACTATCCAACTAAAACAGATGCGCTTAAACGTAGAACACAGCGACTTGAGGAAGAATACAAGCAAGCCCTGAAGATGACAAAGGTGAAAAACAAAATTGATGAACTTGAGGTTGAGTTGTACGTTAAGAAAGCAGAACGCAATCAACTTAGCCTTGAAATTTTTATCAACCGAAAAATAGACATATTGGTTTAACATGGTTACAAAAAAAGTCCCAGCCAACGTAGCGCCAGTAAAGCGAGCCACGCCTAAACCCAAGGTAGAAGCGCCTAAACCTGAAGTCAAGAAGGACGATAGTACCGTTGGCAAAGTGATTGGCTTGATTGAATGGGTGGACAATCCTTTTAAACTGTTCACGGTCATCTTGCTGTCGTTCCTGTTTTTTGCGGGCTATTTTGCTTGGGATTCACGCACAGTCATCTTAAACGCCATCACAAGTTCAAGCCACCAGCCCCAACTTAAAGAGATCAAAGTTTTAGAACACGTTGCTGAAAGACTGAAAAAAGACTTGGAAGCTGAGACTGTATTGGTTCACAAGGTGGCGCTTGTTGTAAACAGCAGGACTACGCTACTTGCGTATGGCCCAAAAGGACGGGACACCACATTGGATGGATATAACTCAACCTTGTTTGGCAAAGATGCCGTCCGTAATACCGCAGTGATTGCC